TCTGCCTCCGGCTCTGCCTCCGGCTCTGCCTCCTCCTTCGACTTGAAAATCGAGGCGATTGGCTTTGGCTTCGGGCGCGCTGCATCCGGTGAAGGCAACTGACCTGGGTTACGTGGGTCCCAAGTGCCGTCAAAAATCATCTGCTGCTCTTCATAAGTATACAGCTTAACCGGAAACGTGCTGTCGAGATCATAGAGGTGGTTTAAAGCCTCTGGGTGCTCAAGCTCAGTCGGCTTTGCTCCAACCTGCAAATCATACCGAGTCCACTTTCGATTGCCTTGTGAACTCACAATAGACGCACTGATCTTAAAGTTACGACCAGTCACAGGGTGAGTCAGGTCACCGTAGTCAGCATCCCGGAAGTAAGCGCGGACCTCTTGGAAGAGCTTCCAGCTATACTGCCAGATCAAAACCTTAGGAGTCCCGTCCTCATTCACAGGGTCGTTCACGTCAATGACATTACTCATGACACTAACGCTAGACTTCATGCGCTGAGCTAGCTCCTTCTGCCGGGGATCACCAGAGTTAAAGTACTGGTTAACCTCCTCACAGAAGTAACAGGTGCCGTCCCCATGCTTACGAGCGCACGACAAAGGCGGCGTGTTCCCGTGACCAACAGGGATTCCCCAGTGCTGGCTGCGGATGCGGTAGAAGGAACCGTCGTTAGCCCCGCGCAAAATACGCATCACACGATGCGTGTCTGGCGCTACCTTGAACCGCTCAATACGCTTACCACTTCGTTTGCCGAAGTGCGTATCGTCAGCAGCCATCTTACCTAAATCTAAACTTACAAAATTATCGAATTTACCCATTTTATTTCTCCCGAAGGACAGTTGGTTCAATGAACGTCTTCCGCTGGTCGGCCCCGGCATTGATAAGTGCCTGTAGTTTATGGCTTAGAGCGTTACACGTTGCTTTGAAAAGCTTTGTATTTTTGTGTGCTTCAATTGCTTCTAGTTTTACTGATTGATACTCCTTATGTGTTATTACTACGTTTCGTATTTTGGTTTCTGTTGTCTTCTCTCCGGCAGCGTCAAAGTCTATCCGGGTCTGCTGATCCAAAACAGCGTACAATCTCTCAAGCTGATACTCAATCAGCTTCTCCTGTTTTTCTGCCTCTGCCGTCAGGTATCCGTACGCAGCAGTCAGTCCTGCTTGCCTAAGGAATTCCCGTTGGAGATCAGACTGATCAATCTTAACATCATCGACCGGATTAAGTTCTTCGTACAACGGACGAAGATCATACTCGCGCCTATCTATTCTTATAAAATGCTCATCTTCCATTATATCTCTAAAGTCTCCTTAGCTCCCCATGAAACATCGCTATATGAAATCTCTGCTAAAATAGGAACTCGAAAATTCCACCGCTCAAAAGCTTCCTTAATAGGAACCAATAAATCTAGCTCTTCCTTGTGCATGTAAAACACAATCTCATCATGTATGTTCATCACCATCGATGAACGCTGCCCCTTAAGCAGGGCATGAGTTCGTTGCATAATTATCTTGAACATGTCTGCTGCCGAACTCTGGATAACAAAGTTCACAGCCTGTCTATACCCACGCTCTCTCTGCCAATGCTCCAATTGGGGGTCTTTCAAAAACTCTAAGTGGCGAACTCTGCCAAAGTAATTTTTAACGTAACCATGCTTCTTCGCTAGTCTCTTATACTTATCAATAAAATCGGAGACCCCAGAATATCTAGTAAGGTACATTTCTATATAGTGCTTGGCTTCCTCCACAGGAACGTCAAGCGTCTCGGCCAACTTTGTTGGTCCGATTCCATAGATGATACCGAAGTTGATGGGTTTTGCAACCGTTCTTTGTTCTTTCTGTACATCCTCGATATCAATAGAGAAAATCTCAGCAGCGGTCCTACTGTGGATGTCCTCCTCGTGCGTGTATGCATGAAGAAGGATTGGATCTTCGCTGTAGTGTGCTGTGAGGCGAAGCTCAATCTGACTGAGGTCAATAGGAACAATCAGGTACTCATCAGAGGGGGGGACAAACGCCTCCCGGATCCCAGTTGACCGGGGAATAACTTGAAGGCTTGGGTTACGACACGTCAGCCTGCCCGTCACAGCCACCGCCTGTGAGTAGCTACAGTGGATGCGGCTACCAGCATCGCAGTGACCACGAAGAGGATCGGTGTACGTGTTCTTATTCTTGTAGTGGTCTCTATACTCTAAAAGCTTAGACACAAAAGGGTAGGAACGAGCAATGCCCTTAAGAGCTTTTCTGTCCGTAGACATCTTACCCTTAGGAGTATACTGAAACGTGTGAATTCCCTTATTTTGTAACACCTGAGAAAGCTGACTCGGACTATTAAGATCAAACTCACACGCAGCCAGGTCATAAACCTCCTGACGCAACTCGTCGATCACCCCCTGCAAAATCTCCGACTTCTTAGCCAACATATCCTGGTCAAGATAGACACCCTCCTCCTCCATAGAACAAAGGACAGGAAGAAGATCAATCTCCCGCTGGTATACAGAGGCTGTCCCCTCATCAGCATTAATCTGCTCACTAAACATTCGAAAAAGCTTCAACGTATACAATGTATCGCGACAAGCATACTGCACCATAATGTCTACGGGGATATGCTCGAACCCAAAATCTGCCAGCTTGATCTTCAATGCCCGAGCAAGCCTTCGTCGGATGTCCGCAATTACTTTCTCGTAGTGGTCTGCCTTGGGGTCTACATACTTAGTGGCTAGATGCTTTAGCGCGTGCCGATCGTTCTCATCCAAAACATAATGCATTAACATTGTGTCGTGGATATTACCGCCTACGTGAATGCCCTCTTTAACAAGCTTGTGATAATCAAACTTATAGTTATGGAACACATAATTCTTGTTCTCGTGAGAGAACATCTCATTAAGTACTTCTACGCAGTCTCCCACAAATAACTGTGATTCATCTCCTACATGCCGCATGGGGATGTAGTAGTTGTTGTGGTCGGACCACGAGAAAGACACTCCGATAATACGGTGCCCCCAATGCAGACCTTGCGTTTCAGTATCAACAGCGACCGTATCTGGATCGTCCAATAGGAACTGCTCATACGCAGCGAAGAGCTTATCCATCGTATCAACTTTAACAAACTGATACGTGCTGTCATTAGCCAGTTCTTTAACATCCACAACAGAGAAGACTTTAGCTAGCGCCTCTTCCCTGGTGCGGGGTTTTTTAGACGAACCCCTTGTGCTTTTCTTTCGCCCTTTCGAGTCTTCTCTTTTTATATTTTTCTGCGTCTTTGACGGTTCTTCTCTTAAGCGCATCTTCTACCCTCCCTCGTGTATTTAGTGTTGCAATGGCGGGTGCGCTAAGTCTCATTTTCAGACCGGCACTGGCACAAGCTACACACACGAGATTCTCTTTATCTTCATATTTATAACTGTATTCGGAGACGTCCCCACAAGCTTCACACTCGAAGTCATTCAGTATCATCTTCGCCTTCCTGAAAACCCTCAAAGGATTTCTTAAATTTATCCAAGTCAGCTAGTGATCTAACTACCACTACCCAGGACAAGTATGGAGGAAAGTTAGGAGCTTCGGAACTAAACAACCGCCGAGAGATAAATCCCTCGTTCAATAGTTCTTCGTGTAGGTCGTCTGATACATACAAAAGTATTGAATTCTTTCTTCTAGTATCAATTTTTAATACAAAAACCCCCTTATCATTTGAAAACGAGTGCAAACATTTTGTAGCTCGTAACTGAAAATTAAATTTCTCTAAATATTCTCTAATTTCATGCAGAAAACTATCTCTTAGAGTTCCTTCGTCCTTATAGAGTAGTCGTCCCGGCTTTACATACCCCCGCTTTCTCTTTACTGGCACCCCACTCTGGGGCGGGCTTGCTGTGGGCTTACTCTTAGCCTCGTGAGCTACACTACGCAACCCGTGCGCCGCCGAAAAAACCTGATTGCAATCATATCTTAACAAACAATCCATGTGGGGACACTCGCCTCCGGCGTCATCAAAATATTCTCTACCAAAACACTCAGGAAGATCGGTCAAGACCACTACACCATTAAGCCCGCTCTAATTTCTC